GCTGGGGGCTGGTCGGGGCCTATGCAGTGATGCTGGCGGTCGGATTGGTCGTGGCGGCGCCGGTGCTGAGGTTCTGGGGCGCGCCGATCATTCTGGAGTTTCTGCTGGGCGTCGGGATCGCCTCGGTTTGGCGGTTCGCGCCGCGTGGGTTGGCGCTGTGGGCGGTCGGTCTGGCGCTGGTCGGGTTCGGGTTGAGCCTGGTCTTCGGCTATGGCGGCATCGACGATGTGCGGGCGCTGAACGATCCGTGGAACGGGTTGAGGCGGGCAGCGGTCTGGGGTCTGCCCAGCGCCCTGCTGGTGTTCGGCGTGGTGCGGATGGAGCGGACGGATCGGGCGCCGGGGCGGCTGGCGCGGGCGGCGGCCTTCATGGGGGATGCGTCCTACTCGATCTATCTGGTCCATGTGCTGGTCATCCGGGCCCTGGGGCGGATGTTCGAGAGCGGGATGGTCGCCCTGCCGGGGGATGCGGTGGTGGCGCTGACGGTGATCGCCAGTCTGGCGGCGGGGGCGGTCGTCCACGTCTGGATCGAGCGGCCGCTTCTGGAGGTGATGACACCCTCTCCCGCTGGGAGAGGGCTTGAGCGTCCGGGAGCGTAGCGATCGGTCAACGCGAAAGGGTGAGGGCTCGCTCGCGCGCACTGGGCCGCCGGCCGACCCTCATCCGGCTCTTCGAGCCACCTTCTCCCACTGGGAGAAGGGACAGGAATTCTTGGGAGATTGCGATGGTTTCGATCCGGTGGCCGTTCGGCCAGGCGGGGCGCGTGGGCGCGCCTGAGGCGAAGGAAAGCCGGGCGGGCGGGGTGATCGCCTTGTCGGGGGTGGGGCGACCCAGGTGGACGCCCAACGACTACGCCAGCCTGGCGCGCGAGGGGTATCAGAAACGCCGTGGCCTATCGCTGCATCCGCATGATCGCCGAGGCGGCGGCGGCTGCGCCGTTTGCGGTGTTCGTGGACGGGGCGCGCGACGATGCGCATCCGCTGGCGAAACTGATCCGACGGCCCAATCCCGAGCAATCGGGGGCGGAGCTGATGGAGGCGGTCTATGGCGCGCTGCAGGTGTCGGGCAACGCCTATGTCGAGGCGACCGGCGATGCGGATGGAGACGGGGCGCCGGACGAGCTGTGGGCGCTGAGGTCGGATCGGGTGAAGGTGGTTCCGGGCCGGTCAGGCTGGCCCGAGGCGTGGGATTATTCCGTGGACGGACGGTCGGTGCGGATCGGGCGGGCGGCGGACGGCTGGGCGCCGGTGATGCACCTGAAGCTGTGGCACCCGCTGGACGACTGGTACGGGCTGTCGCCGCTGGAGGCGGCGGCGCAAGGGGTGGACGCGCACAATGCGGCCGGCGCGTGGAACAAGGCTTTGCTGGACAATGCGGCGCGGCCGTCGGGGGCGCTGGTCTATGGGGCGAGGAACGGCGAGCGGCTGACGGACGGACAGTTCGAGGCGCTGAAGGACCAGCTGTCGAACGTCTATGCCGGGGCGATCAACGCCGGGCGGCCGATCCTGCTGGAAGGCGGGATGGATTGGAAGCCGCTGAGCCTGACGCCGGCGGAGATGGATTTCACCGCCGGCAAACATGTGGCGGCGCGCGAGATCGCCCTCGCGTTCGGGGTGCCGCCGCAGCTGCTGGGGATACCGGGCGATGCGACCTACGCCAACTATCGCGAGGCCAATGCGGCCTTCTGGCGACAGACGGTGATCCCGCTGGTGAGAAAGGCGGCGGGCGCGATGACGGGCTGGCTGGGCGAGCGGTTCGCGGGGTGCGAAATCCGGGCGGACCTGGATGCGGTCTCGGCGCTGCAGCCCGAGCGGGACGCCCTGTGGGCGCGGCTGGAGGCGGCGAGCTTCCTGACCGACGAAGAGCGTCGGCGGATGGCGGGATTGGGGGCATGACCGAACATCATATCCGGCGCGTGCCGACGGCGCTGCTGATCGCCGTCGTGGTGCAGACGGTGGGCGGCCTGGTCTGGGCCGGGGGCGCCGCAGCGCGGATCGCGACGTTGGAGCAGCGGGTCGGGGAACAGAGGCTGGTCGCCGAACGACTGGCGCGGCTGGAGGTCCAGGGCGAGGCGACGGCGGCGGCGGTGGAGCGGATCGAGCGTAGGTTGGAGGGGAAATGAGCGCACTGGCCATCGAAGGCTACGCCTCGCTGTGGGGCGTGGCGGATCTGAACGGGGACGTGGTGCAGGCGGGGGCGTTTGCGGACAGTCTGGCCAAGACGGGCGCTGAGGGGGTGCGAATGCTGAACCAGCACGATGCGCGCGCGCCGGTCGGGGTCTGGGAGCAGATCGTCGAGGATGCGCGCGGTCTGTTCGTGCGCGGCCGGATCGAGGACTGGTCGGCCGAGGCGCGGTTCGCCGGGGCGTTGAGCCGAGCCGGGGCGCTGGATGGGCTGTCGATCGGATACCGCACGGCGCGGGCCCGGCGTCAGGGACGGCTGCGCGTGCTGAGCGCGGTCGAGCTGTGGGAAGTGTCGCTGGTGACCTTTCCGATGCTGCCGGGGGCGCGGTTCAGTTTGGCTTGAGGGCCTGGAAAGCGCCATTGCGGTCGAGGGTCTCGGCGAGGGCGGCCATCTGGGCGCGGCCCTTCTTGCCGTGGAGATAGCGCAAGACCCAGCCGGCGAGCACCAGGCCGAAGATCCAGCCGACGTGCAGCACGAGGTGGGCGAACAGGATGAAGACGGCCGCCAGCGCATAGGCGCCGAGATAGACCAGGGCCAGCTGGCCGCCGCGCGAGGCCGTGGGGTTCGACAGGCCGGCGATGATCTCGGCCAGGCCCGGCGAGGCGGCGGCGGACGGCAGGGCGTGATCGGAGGGCTTGGACGCCGGTTGGGGCGCGGGCCTGGATTGCGCTTTTGGCGTGGCTTGGGCGGGTGCAGGGGCCGGTCTGGCGGCGGGTTTTGGCCTGGGCGGGATCGGATCCGGCGTGCGCCGGGCGGGACGGAACAGGATCGAGCGGCCGGCTTCGTCGACGGTGAAGACCTCTTCGAAGGCGGCGGTCGAGAAGTCGATGGCGCGGGTGTCCTGGCCGTAGCTTTGGCCGTGCAGGGCCGTCAGCCGGCCTTGGCGCAGCTCGATCTGGAAGCCGACGGGGTCGGGCAGGCCGGCGACCATGGCATGGACCGTGCCGAACAGGCCGGTGGCGTCCGGGTTGGCGATCACGCGGTCCGCATCGACGACGATCTGGGAATAGAGACCGGCGCCGGTGTTGCGACGCAGGCCCGGCGAACTGGCGGCGACCTGGGCCCGCAGATCCGGCACGCTGTCGCCCATCTGCCAGATCATGGCGTCCATGACGGCGCTTTCGAGGGGCGTCAGGTGGGACATGGGGCGCTAGGACGACTTGGATGCAGCGTTGCGACGCAGCATCAAAACCACGATGCCGAGGATCAGGACGAGTATGGCGATCTGCGCCGCGCGGTAGCGCAGGCCGCTTTTGCCCTCAGCCTCGGCGCCGCGATGCAGGGCAGTCAGGACGATATCGGCAATCGTGTAGACGATGACCGGAAGGCCGATGGCCGCCGCCCATGGCCAGCGGGCCACACGTCGTGGCCCTGCTGAAAGCGTGCCGGGCGGGAAGAGGACCGCGAAGAGGATCAGCGCGGCTGCATGAAGCAGCGGGCTGTAGAGATCGGCTTCGACGAAGATCGGCGCGGGCATGAGGCGAGCCTAGCGGTCGCCTGAAGCCGCCGCAATCACAGGTTTCGGGCGGCCGATGTCGGCCGCTCGCGAAAATGGGAAGGTCGCGACGCGGCCGCCCCCTCCACCGCCTTCGGCGGTCCCCCTCCCCCGCATCGCGGGGGAGGATCGTTTCAGCAGGAGACACCATGAAAGAGACCAAACAGGCTTCGGGCCAGCCCGAGGCGCGCGATGTCGTGCGCGAGATGATGGCGGCGTTCGAGGCGTTCAAAGGGGCGAACGACGCCCGGCTGGGCGAGATCGAGAAGAAGGCGGCGGCCGATGTGCTGCTGGAGGAGAAGGTGGCGCGCATCGATCAGGCGGTCGTCTCGGCCCAGGCGCGACTGGATCGGGTGATGAGCCAGAGCCGTCGACCCCAGATCGCTGGAGTGATCGGCGGCGAGCCGGTGGAGCCGGCGTCAGCGCCCGAGGCGAAAGCGGCGTGGGACGGGTATTTGAAGACAGGCCAGTCTGGCGCGCTGGAGGTCAAGGCGGGCCTGTCGGGCGGGGCGACCTCGGGCGGCTATGTGGTGCCCTATGAGACCGAGCGGGCCATCGAGCGGCGTCTGATGGCGGCCAGTCCGATGCGCGAGATCGCCACGGTCAGGACCGTCGCGGCCGGCGTTTTCAGAAAGCCGGTGTCGACGGCGGGCGTGGCCTGCGGCTGGGTGGCGGAGACGGCCGCGCGGCCCGAGACGGACCCGGCGACCCTGGCCCTGCTGGAGTTTCCGTCGGCCGATCTCTACGCCAATCCGGCGGCGACGCAGGCGTTGCTGGACGACGCCATGGTCGATCTGGACGAATGGCTGGCAGCCGAGGTCGAGGACGCCTTTGCGGCGCAGGAGACCCAGGCCTTCATCAACGGCGATGGGGTGAACAAGCCCAAGGGTCTGCTGTCCTATCCGACTGTGGCGGACGCGGGCCAGGCCTGGGGTCAGATCGGCTATGTCCCCTCTGGCGCGGCGGGCGGTTTCGCGGCGACCAGTCCGGCGGATCGCCTGATCGACCTGATCTATGCGCCCAAGGCCCAGTATCGGCCGAACGGCCGGTTCGTGATGAACCGCAAGACGGTCTCGGCCGTGCGCAAGTTCAAGGACGCGGACGGCAACTACATCTGGCAGCCGGCGACGCGGCTGGGCGAGACGGCTTCCTTGCTCGGCTATCCGGTGACCGAGATCGAGACCATGCCGGACGTGGCGGCGAACAGTCTGTCGATCGCGTTCGGGGACTTCCAGCGGGGGTATCTGATCGTGGACCAGGCAGGGTTGCGGGTGCTGCGCGATCCCTATTCGGCCAAGCCCTATGTGCTGTTCTACACGACCAAGCGCGTGGGCGGCGGGGTGCAGAACTTCGACGCGATCAAGGTGATGAAGTTCGCCGCGACCTAGTCGCGGAGTGATGGCGACTTTCCCTCCCCCTGCGGGGGAGGGTGGCTGAGGCGCAGCCGAAGTCGGGTGGGGACGGCCGGGCGATCGAAGTTAGGTCATCGACCAAGCGTGCGGCCTTGCCGGGCCGCCCCCACCCGGTCGCTGCGCGATCACCCTCCCCGGAGCGGGGAGGGAGATTCCGAATCTGACAATGGAGATTGCCATGGCGCAGCCGGTGACGGTGGCGGAGGCGAAGCTGTTTCTGAGGGTCGAGCATGAGGTCGAGGACGGCTTAATCCAGACCCTGATCGCGGCGGCGCAGGCGAAGGTGGAGGGGGATGTCGGGTTGAGCCTGACGTTCACCTCGCCGGCGCCGCTGAGGCTGGCGATCCTGATGCTGGTCCTGCGGGCCTATGAGCGAGGCGAGGCGGTGGAGATCGAACCGGTGGAGGGCTGGATCGCGCCATACCGCGTGGTGCGGTTGTGAGAACTCTAGCGGGGCTGTTCCAGCCGGTGGAGGCCGAGACGCCGTATGGCGGGCGCAGCGTGTCGTTCGAAGCGGTCGGGTCGGCCTGGCTGAAGTGTGGGGCGCGTCGGCGCACGGAACGCGGCGAGGGCCATCAAAGGCGGGCGGTCGAGACGATGGGCGCGGAGGCGCGGGCGGATGGCCGGCTGACGGTCGGGCGCGTGCTGCGGTTTGGCGGGGCGGACTGGCGGATCGTGGCGATGGAGGACGCGCGGCCGGGGCGGGCGAAGCTGGATCTGGAGCGGGTGCGATGAGGGATCATGAGAGCGCGCTGCAAAAGGCGGTGCTGGCGGCGCTGAAGGGTGATGCGGCGGTGCAGGCGTTGCTGGGCGGGCGGGTCTGGGACCATCCGCCGG